GCTGCTCAGCAGATAGGGTGAGCTGATTCCAGATGTGCATCCAATCACCATATTGGCGATCGATTCTCTGGCCACCAATCTCGACCTCAACCTGAGCGATGAGCTGCTCACCGGGGTAGTCCAACCAACGGGCATAGACATCGCCGCCAGAAGTGTTCTTCATGGACTGATTGATCTCGGGGAGAGTAACCTGCACGTAGGTGCGGTAGGCAAGATCTCCGTTTCTGGAGATGGTGCAGGACACACGGCGACCAAAGTCAGCCTGACCGTTGAAGGTCTGCTCGATGGACTCCATGGCGAAGTTGGTGTGGCGTCTGTAAGACACCTTCCAGTAAGTGATCTCGGGGTTTCCTGTAAGGAAAATATCTTGGGCGCCGTAGGCGACTAACTGTAAAAGAGCTCCTCCCATTGTTTTTATATATTCCTAAAATATAATTTTTTCTAAAGTTGGCCGCAGAATCTTCGCAATAAAACGCGGTCAAAAATACCAATCATCTAGAACGCCTCTACATTCATCTAGGAAAAAATCAAAAACAAAATACAGAATATAATACTACACTATAATCTTATACAGCAAATTTGATTACTGTTATTCTGGGGTTATGTCCCGACTTTTATATCTTTAGGACATATATGCCGACGCTTTGTAAATATGAAAACTGTAGGACGCGGTCTAAAATGGGGGGCGTCTATTGTTCGGCCCACGCCGACATTATAAAATCGGAGTTATCTCGCACAAAATGTAGAGGCGATGGATGTTCCTCTAAACCTGGTTCTAAAAACTTTAAAGGATATTGCGCCAATTGTTATATCCGAATTTTTGAAGACGACCCACTCACCTTTCAAACCCGCTGTAAAACCAAAGAAATAGCAATCAACGAATTTATTCATTGCTATTTTGACGGATTTGCGCATCCGGCACCCCTGTGGTTTGAGACAACCCGCATAGACAATCGTATATGTATTGATAATACGACCCTGTGTATAGAGGTGACTGAAAACCAGTCGGATCCGCCACCGCGTGTCGATGATCAGAAACTCATTTTTATCCGATTCAATCCCGGCAAATACCAGGTTAAAACGCGGTCATACAATCCAATGCTATATACACGACTCCCTCTTTTGGAAAAAGAAATAAATCATCAAATAAATAGGGTATTACAAAAAGAGAATCTAGAGGCTATAGAAATATTCACACTTTTCTTTGATTCGACATAATATGAGACAAGTCAAAATTGCGCCCTATGAATTTATCTAAATACTCGTCCGTATAAACGTCCTTTTTCCCCTCGTGCGGTTTCAAAAACACATACTGGTCGCCGTTTTTCTTCACGTCCCAGCCGTCCTCGATTGAATTGTATATGAAAATCATTTTTTGAAATGTCTTCATGTCTATGTTTATTTTGCTTAAATCCATCATTTACAATGGCGACCCATTTTTTTACCCCCATCATTTACGTATTTTTTACAGGTGCGTTTGAATTTTGACTTTTAATCAGGGAAAACGACTTTGTAAATAAAGATAAAATATACCTAATATATTATTTAGGAATGAATACCCAAGACCCACTTTTGCAAGAAGACAGCGCTCGCTACGTGATGTTCCCAATCAAAGACCAGGACATATGGAAGATGTATAAGAAGCAGGTTGATAGTTTCTGGCGCGCCGAAGAAATCGACGTCTCCAAAGACCTAGGTGACTGGACTAAGATCGATGGTGTTGGCCTTTTTTGCGGCAAGTGATGGAATCGTAATGGAGAATTTGGCGACGCGATTTATGAGCGATGTCCAGCTGGCGGAAGCGCGGGCTTTTTATGGGTTCCAGATTGCTATGGAAAACATTCATTCCGAAATGTACAGTATTTTAATTGAGACCTATATTCGCAACAATGATCAGAAGACCAAGTTGTTCCAGGCCATCAACAATTTTCCCTGTATTGCCAAGAAGGCAAATTGGGCGCGTAAATGGATCGGATATGGGACAGACGCACAATCGGCGGAGACGTTCGCGACGCGATTGGTTGCGTTTGCCTGTGTAGAGGGAATCTTTTTCAGCAGCAGTTTTGCCTCTATTTATTGGATTAAGAAGCGAGGACTTATGCCGGGCCTCACCTTGTCAAATGAATTTATTAGTCGTGATGAGGCGCTACATACGGAGTTTGCGATTATGATTTATTCAAAATTGCAGACAAGATTGTCCAAAGAGCGTATTATGGAAATCATACGTGAGGCAGTGGAAATTGAGAAGGAGTTTATTACGGAGGCGCTGCCGTGCCGCCTTATTGGTATGAATGCGAATATGATGGTTCAGTATATTCAATTTGTGGGCGACCGATTGTGTCTTCAACTTGGAATCGACAAGATTTACGGAAGTGCGAACCCTCTTGATTTCATGGAATTAATAAGTATTGATTCTAAATCTAATTTCTTTGAGCGCACAGTAAGTGAATATGCGCTTGCAAATAAAGAAAATAAGCAAGATGCGTTTTTGCTTACGTGTGAGTTCTAATAAAAAATAAGAGTATTTCTTTTCATGTTATATCTTCTGGTTTCCAATTTTGGACTGACTATTTGCGAAGGGACTGACTATTTGCGAAGGGACTTGTATCGCCGCAAAAATCAACGGATGAAATCGTTCAATAACAAAACCCTCGATTGGATTTATATTTTTTTCTAAAATTTCAACAATTTTTAGATAAAACTCTTTTGGACGTTGTAATATTCGGTCTTTCGAAACTATAAACTGTGCGCCAGCTCCAAATACAATTTTGAGATCAGTTTTATTCTCTTTGAATATTTGCATATATACAGCCTGTAATGGAATTCCGGAATGATGGGGACATCCGTTTAAATTACAATCTAATACGGATTCGCTTAAAAACTCAAAATCAATTTTCAAATTGGGATTATTGATATATTGCTGTAAATTACGTATAATATTGGGCGAATGATCAAATGGTCTCCCTTGTAAGAATATGGTGTAATTATCTAAATTATAATAATTGTCGCAAATATATTTGTAATATGTATGCCCCTCTCGTCCAACATTGCTTAGTTGTATTTCATTAGAACCATTAGGTAATGGATCTCCTTTATTGTAAATTACTACGTTTTCAAATTGGCGAGTCCAATCTATATTTTCATTATATCGTGCTACAATAATTTTCATTATATACATAAATATTGTATTTTGTTTTATTGTGCGCCAATCACTTAAGTGCGCCAATCACTTAAGTGCGCCAATCACTTAAGTGCTACAATCACTTGTGGAATTATGGCGATTTTCTGGTCTTGCGACAAATCACTGTACCCCCCCTGTTGATATCCCAGATATTGATTAAACATATACCATTTAGACTTCGGCATAAGCGATTTCCACAAAATATCATTTTGATAAACCCAATGTTGTTTTGTATAGTAGAGGTTATCCACATTTTCCTTAAAAAGCAAGCTGATCGGCATCATCATATTACGATTCACCAAATATGCCGCGCCATTCCCCGACGACGAAACCCGCGAAATAATATCGTTCGTATATTCACTCACCTGCGCCGCACACGTGGTAAGCATAATAACGTCCCACTCAAATCCCGCATCTACCATTTTGAAAAACTCACCAATGTCTCCAACGACCTTATCGATGTCTTCAATAAAAATAAAATCATCCTCTAATATTAATACGTTTTGATACCCCATATTGTAGGCCATTTCGAGCGCATTGGCGTGGCTAAGCAAACAGCCGCTATTGGGACAACCGTGATAACTACATGCGGGAAACCGGGTAATCGCGTCAGGTTGGGCGCCGAACCGGGTAAGTTCAGACTCGATTGTTTTCCGGCGATCGGGGCGATTGTCCATATTTATGTAGAGGATGTGGTCTATGTTTTTCATATTGTGTAAATATATATTTATATATTTATACATCTTTCTATATTGTTTATTTATCGGTAGCCGCAACCATGTATCGCGGAATCAAATCCACGTTGAATGTTGCCGGGTTCGCAACATCTTTGAACGCCGCGAATAGAGGTCGTTTCAGTTGTTCTTTTGGGACGTGTTTATGAACCGCCCGGGCAATCATCTTATATAATTTGAACCCGGGATATCGCTCCTGACCAGTTTTCTTGTAAACCACGCTTTTGTCGGTGTCGTCCATACACCACTCCCAAATGATCTTATGGATTTCTGGAATGTGATCGTCTGGCTCAAAGTCGTCAAAGATGAAATCATAAATTGAGCAGCCGAGTCGCGTCAAATCAAAACTGGGGTTCGGATCAATGCGCGGTTTGTTCTCGTTCATATAGGGTTCGCAATTATATTGTGTATGGGCATCGTTGTTCGGCGCAAAACTGTCGCTACAAAACAGTTTGCCGTTGAACCGGTAGATTGCGCGGCCAAAATCGATGAGTTTGAAAATGCGACCGTATGTGGGCACCTTATAGTACGTGTTTTCATAGCAGTAATATAGGTAGGGTTCATCAGTCTCAATATACATGATGTTGTTGGTATGTAGGTCATTGTGGGTGAAATCGAAAGCCTTCTGGTATGCAGTCAGAATCATTATTGTTTGGAACATCGCACTAGTAAGTTCGTCGTCAGTAATGCGTTTGTGCATTAGAAGACTATCCAATGTGTCCGTGCATTTTTCTTGGAAAATAAGTTGAACTGGAAATTCGTGAAGATAACAAAACAGCTTTTGTTCTTCGTCCAAGGAATCCGACTCTTCGTCCAAGGAATCCTTATCCGCAGATTCGCACGATGACTCAGATTTAGATGCGTCAGATTCAGTTTCCCATACGTCGGAACCCGATTCAGAACTTGATGTATTAGACGAGTCATTAGACGACGAGTCATCATACGAAGAGTCGTCGTCATCACCTCGCGTATTTAGTGTGACACCTTGTTCTTCCGGAACCGCAATGTCTTCAACCAAGACCGGTGTTTCATCATTCACCGCATTTTCATTATCAAGGATTGCCTCTACATTGTCTATATCCAAATCAATATTATCAGAGTCGTTCGCAATATTTATTTTGATGCGGTTATTTCGAGACCCGCTACCCGGATTCCCGCCATTTAAAAGCATTTTCATATTCTCATCAATATCAAAGCGCTTCCCAATATTGTCTAGGAAATACGGCGTGTCATTAACATAGTCAAAGTCGTCCATTATATCCATTTTGAACTTCTGCTGGATTCCTAGATACGAGCCGTAGTATTCTACACCATGAACCCATCCATGTGTCTCAGACAACATACTAGACAAATACGAGAAAAACGCGTCAGTGTATGAGCTGTTGTTTTCGTCCAGGTTTTTGGCCATACATGTATTTGTGTCGGAGTCATATTTAGGGAGAGTTTTATAAACGGCACTGTTCAAATCGTATTTTCCTATTAAGAAATGGATGGGATTCAATAGAGGCGAGTATTTGATATGGATATTTTTCTCTATTTTCCCGTTTTCGAAATAGACCGTTTTCAGATCATTTGCTAAACAACGGTTGTTCAGCGTAATCATATTGTAGTTCTTTTCGTCCATCTGGAAAAACCGGTTGTAAATCGGATTGTATGCTTGTAGGTTGCTAATCCGAAACGGATTGTAATCCACACTCGGGTCTTCATTCACATATTGCTCTTCCATTTTAGACAAGTCCAGTTTTTTCAGTTTCTTATAACCAATTTGGAATTTTTGCGCTGTCGAATTGTTTTTGTCGGACATCGGACGTGTTTTATAATTTACCTAAACTATAAAATATTGGACTAATGAACTCATTTCGTTTGTTCTGACCGTTTTATTTCTATCAACAACATATATTCGTTCCAATGACTTTAGAATTAAAAAAATTTGATATGCGAAGTATTGTGTTTGACCCAAAAGAAAACAAGGGTCCGGTCATTGTTCTCATCGGGAGACGTGATACCGGCAAAACCTTTTTGGTTAAAGATTTGCTGTATTTTCATCAGGACGTCCCCATCGGCACCGTGATATCAGGCACAGAAGCCGGAAACGGTTTCTACGGGAAGCTCGTGCCGAAACTCTTTATTCACGAGGAATACAACACGGTTCTCATCGAGAATGTGCTGCGCCGCCAAAGAACCGTGATGAAGCAGTGTCAGAAAGAAATGGAGATGTACAAGAAATGCTCCATTGACCCGCGCACCTTCGTCATTCTGGATGATTGCTTGTATGATAACACGTGGGCAAAAGATAAGTTGATGCGCGCCCTTTTCATGAACGGAAGACACTGGAAGGTAATGCTTATTATCACGATGCAATATCCGTTGGGTATTCCACCCAATCTACGTACCAACATTGACTACGTTTTTATTTTAAGAGAGAACTATTTATCAAATCGTAAGAAGATTTGGGAGAACTTCGCCTCTATGTTTCCCACACTGGAGTCGTTTTGCTCGGTTCTAGACCAGACCACCGAGAATTACAGCTGTTTGGTCGTGTCGAACAACGCAAAATCCAACAAGATCACCGACCAAATCTTCTGGTACAAGGCCGAAGACCGCCCTGATTATAAGCTGGGGTCGAAAGAGTTCTGGGAATTATCAAAAAATCTTGCGTCTGACGATGAAGACGACGAATATGACCCAAATGCAAGAAAGAAAGCCAAGGGACAGAACATTACTGTTAAGAAAACAGGCGGAAAATGGTAGACGGTTTCAAAACCAATTGGTCTGAATCCACGTATATGAGACAACGTTTCCAGCCACCATCTTACCGACATACCCCGCCCGGTGATCAGTATTCAATTTATTTAAACCTTTGCACATTTAAAACGCCGATTATATAGCCTGAAATCGCCAAAGGCAATTTCTCGGATATAAAGGTGGTTTTATCAGTCGCAAAGTGACAGTTACCTAAGCTCATTCAAAGATGCCGACCTAAAGGTCGGCATTTAAAATGTGCAAAGGTGTAAAAACATATATAGTGCTTGCCCTCATAATCATAGGTATATTTATAGTCCAGTAGCAAGTTATCGACCAGTCCAGGTATGGGTTGCCTCACCGGAACACGCACCGGGATGCGCAAATCCGCCCGCACGTGCCCTTCGCAATAAGAAAAAATCAAATCAGTTATTTAGGGTGGAAACATGGATATGTATATAGTTGCGTCTTTATTATGATGTCCATTGTATAAATTATAATGGACATATTTGCGATTTGCTTATTCATATGTCGCCAAATACATGTTGAAGGTGCCGCTAATTTTAATAATCTTGTATCCGAGCACCTCCCTCAAGTAATCAAACAATGGCGTATTTTCCGAGTTATTGGACTCGAATAATATTTTGGGATATCCCGACCGGATTATCGTATCCATGCCACCCTGGAGCACATACAGCTCATTTTCTTCCACGTCCATTTTGATGTACGA